GGTCATTCGAAGCCCGTCTTTCGTGACTTTTTCGCATAGCGGAATCTCGAACCATTAACCCATGCCGGACGTCAACGCGGCGGACATTGCCCGGATGCTCGAGATATCGAAGCCCCGGGTCACGGAGTACCTCAAGGCCGGCATGCCGGCGCAACAGGGATCCGGGAACGCGTACGTCATCAACACCCGGGCGGCGATCGACTGGCTGATCGAGCGGGCCGTGGCGAAGGTGCGCACGCCCGACGAAGGTGAGTCACTGGTCGAGGCGGATCTTCGCAAGGCGCGGGCCGATGCGGACCTGGCCGAGATCCGGGCGGCGACGGCGGCCAATGCGGTGTTGCCGCTGGCCGATGTCGAGGCGCTGCTCGAGCGAACCCTGGTGCTGGTGGCTGCGCAGCTCGACGGCATGGCCGGGCGGATTGCGGCGGCCATCGCGGCCGAATCGGACCCCGCCACATGCAGGCAGATGATCTTCGATGAATGCAGGCGCATTCGCGCAGCGATGGCCGCTGAGCTGGAAACTCGCGCGGCTCTGGAGGAAGGCGTCGACGGCGATCAAGCCGCCGCCGGCGAGGACACCGGACCAGTGGGCGGACCAGTGCCGGATCCTGCCCAAGGGGAGCGCGGAACCGGGGCCGTGGCGCAGTAGCCGCACCCCGTACATGACGCCGATCGCACGGGCGGCGGTCTCTCCGAAGTACCGGCGGATCATCGCGGTGATGGGCTCGCAGATGGGCAAGACCGAGGGCGTGTTCAACGTCATCGGCGCCCGGCTCGACGACGATCCGACGCCGGTGCTCTACATCGGGCCGACGCAGAAGCTCGTGGAGTCGATGTCGAGCGACCGGATCATGAAGATGATCCGCTCGGTGCCGAGCCTGTGGGACAAGCTCGAGAAGGGCAAGCGCAACAAGATCGGCGAGAAATACATCGCCGGGGTGCGGTTCGGGTTCGCGTGGGCGGGGTCTCCGACCGAGCTCGCGGGCCACCCGGCCGGCCTCGTGCTGGTCGACGAGCGCGACCGGATGGACGACGACACCGGCGGCGAGGGTGACCCGGTGGAGCTGGCCGAGGCGCGCATCGCGACGTTCCCGGACGGGAAGGTGCTGGTGGTGAGCACGCCGACGAAGGGAACGCTCGAGGTGGAAGAGAACGAAGCGACGGGCCTGAGCCACTTCAAGGTTTCGGACACGATCGAATCGCCGACCTGGAAGCTCTGGCAGGAAGGAACCCGCTTCGAGTGGGCCTGGCCGTGCCCGGATTGCGGCGATTACTTCGTGCCGCGGTTCCGGCACCTGTGGTGGCCGGAGGGCAGCACCCCGCAACAAGCGATGAAGGCGGCGCGGCTGGTGTGCCCGCACTGCGGGGCGATGATCGAGGACACCGCGAAGCGGGCTATGAACGAGCGCGGCGTCTACGTGGCACCGGGTCAGCGAGTCGAGCGCGACGGCACGGTGGTCGGCGATATCCCGGAGAGCGACATCGCGTCGTTCTGGGTGTCGGGGCTGTGCTCCCCGTGGCGGTCCTTCGGCTACCGGGCGCGGTCGTTCCTCGCGGCGGTGGCCTCGGGCGACCAGACGCGCGTGCAGGGGGTAATCAACACGGGCTTTGGCGAGCTCTTCGCGGTGCGCGGCGATGCGCCGGAGTGGACGGAGGTTGCGCAGCTGCGCGGCGAGTACGAGGCGCTCACGATTCCCGAAGGGGTCCAGCTGCTCACCTGCGGCGTGGACGTCCAGAAGAACCGGCTGGTCTACGCGATCCGGGGCTGGGGCTACAACTACGAGTCCTGGCTGATCGAGGAGGGCGAGCTCTGGGGCGAGACGGCGCACGATCCCGTGTGGGAGGACCTGGGCCGGCTGCTCGATCGCGAGATCGGCGGCATGCGGATCGTCCGGATGCTGGTCGATGCGGGCTACAAGCCCGGCGACGATGCCCGCGGCGATCACCAGGTCTACCTGTTCGCCCGGAAGTACCGCGGACGGGTGCTGGCGACGAAGGGCCATGACAAGCTCGAGCGGCCGTTCAAGATGGCCCGCATCGACGTCAGCCACCGGGGCCGGATCATCAAGCAGGGCGTCGAGCTCTGGCACTTCGACTCGGACTTCATGAAGTCGTGGGTGCATGCGCGGCTGGACTGGCCCGAGGACCAGGCAGGGGGCTTCCACCTGCACCGGACGACGAGCGACAGCTACTGCCAGCAGCTGGTGGCCGAGCAGCGCATCGTGAAGCCGTCCGGGCATGCGAGCTGGGTGCGGGTGCGACGCGACAACCACATGCTGGACGCCGAGGCCTTGAACACGCTGGCGGCGCACATCATCGGCGTGCACACGCTGCCGAAGGAGCCGGCCCGGCCGGTGGCGCAGGACAAGCCGAAGGCGGCGCCGAAACCCGGCGGCTTCGGATCCTCGAAATGGGCGGACAGGTGGTGACATGGCGACTCTGAGCGAAGCGCGGGCACAGCTGGCCGCGTGGGAAGGCGCGAGCCTGGCGCTGGCCTCGGGTCGCGAGCATCAGATCGGCGATCGGCGGATCCGCTTCGAGGACGCGGCCGAGGTGCGCGAGATGATCGCGTTCTGGACGCGCAAGATCTCCGGCCTCGAGGCGGCCGCTGCGGGCCGGGCCGGCACGGCCGGGTATTCGGTCGCACGGTTCCGGGACTGATCGATGGCGAAGAAGGCGAAGCGGCGCGAGAAGAAGGGCGCCGCGGCCCCGGCTCGCCCGCAGGCCGCGTATGAAGCTGCCCGGCCCTCGATCTACCGCAAGGGCGAGCGCGAGCGCGGCTCGGGCAACACGGCGGTCCTGCGGGCGGGTACCAGCCTGCGCGAGCAGGCGCGCCACCTTGAGCAGAACCTCGACCTTGCGCGCGGCGTACTCGACGTGCTGGTGCGCAACACGGTCGGCACGGGGATCGGCGTCGATCCACAGCCGCGCGATCGCAAGGGCAACATCCATCGCGGCCTGCTGTGGGATCTCACGAAGCTCTGGGCCGACTTCTGCCGGCGCCCGGAGGTGACCTGGCAGCACGACATGGGCAGCGCCGAGCGGATCCTCGCGCGCACCTGGTTCCGGGATGGCGAAGCCTTCGGCCAGCTGCTCGCCGGGCCCGTTGCCACGCTCGACCACGGCACCCGCGTGCCGCTCTCGATCGAGATGCTCGAGCCCGACCTGGTGCCGTTCGATGCACTGACGCCGGCAGGATCCGATGCGGCCGCCGTGGTGATGGGCGTCGAGATCAACGGCTGGAACCGGCCGGTCGCCTACCGGGTCTACAAGCAGCACCCGGCCGACGTGATCCTGCAGGCGAACGTCGGCGAGACGAAGCGCCTGCCGGCCTCGCGGGCGCTTCACGTGAAACTGGCCGACCGGATCGGCCAGCTGCGCGGGGTGAGCGTCTTCGCCTCGGTCATGAGCCGCTTCGAGGACCTGAAGGACCTCGAGGAGAGCGAGCGGATCGCGGCGAAGGTCGCAGCCTCGATGGCCGCCTACATCAAGAAGGGCGAGCCGGGCGAGTACCAGGCGCCCGACTCGGAGACCGGCGAGCGCCAGATGCGGATGCGCGCCGGGATGATCTTCGACGACCTGCGCCCCGGCGAGGACATCGGCACGATCGACACGAAACGCCCGAACACGCAGGTCGCTGTCTGGCGTCAGGAGCAGTTGCGGGCGCTGGCCGCCGGCGTGGGGACGTCGTTCTCGAGCGCGGCGAAGAATTACGACGGCACCTACAGCGCGCAGCGCCAGGAGCTCGTCGAGCAGTGGGGCGCCTACCAGATCCTGTCGGCCGAGTTCATCAGCCGCTGGACGCGGCCGATCTACGAGGCCTTCGTTCGTGCGGCCGTGGCGGCGAACCTGGTCAGGATCCCGCGCGGGCTCGACCTCGACACGCTGTTCGATGCGGTCTACATCGCGCCGCAGATGCCCTGGATCGATCCGCTGAAGGAGGCCGAATCCTGGGCGCTGCTCGAGGACCGCGCGTACGCCTCCGGCCCCGAGATCGTGCGCAAGCGCGGCGGCAGCCCGTACGACGTGCTCGACCAGCAGGCCCGCTGGCTCGAGGACAAGCGCGAAAGCGGCGTTCCGCCGGCGGGAGCACCACAGCAACCGACGGATCCGGAAGACCCGCCAGAACCCAATGCTCGAACCCGGGGCTCGCGCACCCGGGGTGAGCGCACGCGGAGCAACGAATGAGCAAGTGGTACCAGATCAAGGCCCGCAAGGCCAAGGGCGACGAGCAGTCGAGCGCCGAACTGCTGATCTACGGCGACATCGGCGAGAGCTGGTTCGCCGAGTCGGTGACGGCCGCCGAGCTCGTGCGCGACCTGCAGCAGATCGACGCGGCGCATATCGACGTGCGGATCAACAGCATGGGCGGCTCGGTGCCCGATGGACTGGCGATCTACAACGCCCTGCGCCGGTATCCGGGCACGGTGCATACCCACGTCGACGGCCTTGCTGCCTCGATCGCATCGCTCATCACCATGGCCGGCGAGAAAGTCTTCATGGCGCCCAACGCCATGATGATGATCCATGCCCCCTGGGGCGCGGCCATCGGCAACGCCCAGGAGCTTCGCGAGCGTGCCGACGTGCTCGACCAGTTCGCCCAGGCCATGGCCGGCTGCTATGACCGCACCGGCGAGGGCGCCGACAAGCACCTGGCGCTGCTCACCGATGGCGACGACCACTACTTCACGGCCGACGAGGCCATCGAGGCGGGCTATGCCGACGAGCTCGGCGAAGGCCTGAAGGTCGCGGCCAGCGCGCGCCGCGAGCGCCTCGCAACCCTTCCCGCGGCTGCCGCCGCGTTCTTCACGTCCAGCAATCCTCAAGGAGCGAAAATGGACCCGAAAGCCAACCCGGCGGCCACCAAACCCGCCACCGACGACCTGACCGACCCGAAGGCCGCCGTCGTCGAGCCCCAGAAGCCCGACGGCGGTGCACCCGAGGCGGCCGTCGTCCCGTTCGTGCGCTCGGCCGCACAGACCGCCGAGATCCGCGCCATGTTCAATGGCTGGAAAGCCCACGACGGCGTCCAGACGCTGCTCGAGGACGTGCTCGCCGATACCTCGGTGACGCCCGAGGCGGCCGGCAAGAAGCTGCTCGCGGCCATGGCGTCCGGTGCCGAGCCGCTGCGCCCGGCCGGTGCGCCGCGCATCCAGACGCTGTCCGACGAGGTCGACAAGCGCCGCGGTGCGGAGATCGAGGCGATTCTCGCCCGTGCCGGTGTGCGCGCCGAGGGCAAGGCGCCCGAGCTGTCGGCCAACCCGTTCCGGGGCTTCCGCCTGATGGACTTCGCCCGCGCCGCCCTGGCGCGCGCCGGGGTGCGCACCGACGGCATGAGCCAGATGGACGTCGTCGCGGCCGCCATCACCCAGGGCACGACCGATTTCCCGGTCCTGCTCGAGAACGTGATGCACAAGTCGCTGCTCGGCGCCTACGCGACCCAGCCGGCGACCTGGACGCGGTTCTGCAAGACCGGCTCGGTCTCGGACTTCCGCGCCCACCACCGGTACCGCACCGGTAGCTTCGGGAACCTCGACGCCAAGAACGAGCTCGGCGAGTTCAAGGCCAAGGCGATCCCCGACGGCCAGAAGATGAGCATCTCGGCGAGCACGAAAGGCAACATCGTGACGCTCAGCCGCGAGGCCATCATCAACGACGACCTGGGCGCCTTCGTGGGCCTGGCCGCCGCGCTGGGCCGCGCCGCCAAGCGCACCATCGACGTCGACGTTTTCGCCCTGCTGGCCGAGAACAGCGGCGCGGGCCCGACCATGTCCGACTCCAAGGCGTTCTTCCACGCGGATCACGGCAACGTCGGTACGGCGGGCATCCCGGCGGTCTCCAGCTTCGACGAGGTCCGCACCCTGATGCGCCAGCAGAAGGACATCAGCAACAACGACTACCTGGACCTGATCCCCGAGATCCTGCTGGTCCACACGTCGAATGCAGGTGCGGCGAGGGTGATCAACGACGCGCAGTACGACCCCGACACCGCGAACAAGCTGCAGCGCCCGAACATGGTCCGCGGCATGTATCGCGACATCGTCGACTCGCCCCGGGTGTCCAGCGCGAAGAAGTGGTACTCGTTCTGCGACCCCAACATCGCCGCGGCGTTCGAAGTGGCGTTCCTCGACGGGGTCCAGGAGCCGTACCTCGAACTGCAGATGGGCTGGACCGTCGACGGCGCGCAGTACAAGGTGCGCCTCGACTACGGCGTGGCCGCGCAGGATCCGAAGGCCGCCGTCTACAACGCCGGCGAGTGATCGCCTGACCCCTGACGACCCGCGACAGGGCCCGCTCAAGCGGGCCTTTCGCATTCTGGAGAACGGAACATGACTCGCAACTACATCCAGCCGGGCAAGGTCATCGAAGCGACCGCGCCGTCCGGCGGCATCACGGCCGGCCAGGGCCTGCAGGTCGGCGCCCGGGAGTTCGGCATTTCGCTGGAAACGAAGGCCCAGGGCGAGACCGTCCAGCTCGCCACCGAGGGCATTTTCGAGGTCGCCAAGACCTCGGCGCTCGCGATCACCCGCGGCGACCTGCTGTACTGGGACGCCAACAACAAGTGCGTCAACAAGACGAGCTCGAGCCAGATCGCGGTCGGCATCGCGCATACCGGCGCGGCGAACCCGTCGGCCACGGTGCAGATGCGCCTGATCCCGAGCCAGCCGGGCACCTGAGCCCGTGACCCCGCAGCAGCGCCTCGACGCGTCCTGGTCGGCCTTCGTGCTGACCGGCGACGCGATCGCGGCCACCTGGACCCCGGCTGGCGGCTCGCCCGTCCCGGGGTCCGTCATCTTCGATGCGCCCGGGCAGGACGTGTTCGGCAGCGTCGTCGCGATCAACCGCGTGGCGACCTACCGGGTTTCGCAGTGGCCGACCGTCGGCCAGGGCGACACGATCACCATCGACGGCCAGGCCTACCGGTGCGAGGCGCCCATGCCCATCGATGACGGCCTGGTCGCTCGGGTCGAACTGGTGAAGGCGTGACGAAGGATCTCGCGGTCCTCGAGGCCATCGAGACGACGTTGGCCAACGCTGGCGTTTCTGGCGGCCGGATCTTCCAGGCGCGCGGTGATCGGCTCGCCGAAGGGCAGCTGCCCGCGGTCGACCTCTGGCTCGACGACGGCCGCCACGAGGACACCGGGATCCCGACCCTCACGCACGAGACGCTGATCCAGATCGATGTCGCCGCAAAAGAGGCCGATGGCAAGTCCTGCCTGCAGAACGCCGAGCCGGTGCGCGCGGCGATCCATGCGGCCCTGATGGCCGACCGGTCCCTCGGTGGGCTGGTCGCGAACATCCGGCCCGAGCGCACCAACCGGATCTATGACGACCGAGGCGGCTCTTTCGTCACGGTCCAGTGCTTCTACGCGGTCAAGTTCCACACGCGGGCGAGCTCGCTCGCGTCCTGATTCCCCGCGCCAGCCGGCGCACCAATCCCCGGAGAGAACCCCATGTATGCATTCGGTGCAGGCCGGCTGCTGGCCGCCATGACGCGCGATTCTGCCGGTGTCGCGCCGACGAACCTCAGTTTCGTCGAGTTCGGCACGCTGCAGGACGTGCAGGTCGATATTCAGTTCGAATCGAAGGTGCTGCACGGCTCGCGCATGTTCCCTGCCGCCGTCGGTCGAGGCAAGGGCAAGATCGAGGTCAAGAGCAAGACCGCCGACATCAACGGCCGGATCTTCGGCGAGCTGGTGTTCGGTGGCGGATCGACCACGGGCGTGCGCCAGCTAATCTCGACCGCGCCGTCCGCGATTCCAAGCTCGCCCTACACGATCACGCCGACGCCGCCGGGATCGGGCACATGGGTCGAGGACATGGGCGTGCGAGACGCGACCACGGGAGCGGCATTCGAGAAGGTTTCCAGTTCCCCGGCGACCGGCCAGTATTCCGTTGCGGCTGGCGTCTACACGTTCGCGTCGGCCGATGCGGCCGACACGGTCATCATCAGCTACATCTACACGACCGCGGCCGGAGCGGGCTATCGGGGCTCGATCACCAGTGACCTGATGGGCTACACGCCGACGTTTCGCGCGCTGCTGCAGAACACCTACGACGGCAAGACTGTTGCGCTCGATCTGCTGTCGTGCGTGAGCGACCAGTTCTCGCTGCCGTTCAAGAACGACGATTTCAGCATCAACGATTTCTCGTTTCAGGCGATGGCGAACTCGGCGAACACGCTGGGCTACTGGAGCGTGTCGGAGTGACGGTGCTCGTCGAGATCGGTGACCGCACCTACGAGGTCTCGCCGCTGCCGCTGCGGTTTGTGGTGGCCAATGCCGATCGGCTCGATCGGTTCAAGCTGCCGCCGCTGGCGCCGGGCGTCGAGCCCGAGGAAGGCGCGCCCGCTCCGATGTCGGACAAGGAGCGTTTCGAGCTCATGTACCAGGGGCTCGTCGCCAGCATCCGGCGCAAGCACTCGGACCTCGACGCTGAGAAGCTCGCCGACGACCTCGATCATGAGTCGATCGTGCGCGCGTGGGTCGTGGTGATGGAAAACACCACGGTCCGCCGACTGCTCGAGAGGGCCGAGCCGGGAAAGGAGCGGCCGGTGCTGACGGCGAAAGCGTGGGACGCGATCCAGGGAATGACGCCGGATTTGCCGGCATCGACTGGCGCGGCGTCGTCGCCCGAGTCGTCACCGGCACCGGCTGGAGCGTAGATCACGTTCTCGACGAGTGCGACCTGCCGACGGTAGGGCTGCTCTTTGAGCATTGGGAGCACTCGCCGCCGGCGGCCGAGGCGCTCGCGGCGATAGAGCGGATGCTGGCGGCGTTCTTTGGCGCCACGCAGCGCAAGCCCAAGGCGGCACCGTCGCGGCCCGCCAAGGTCGTCGACCTGCAGAGCGTTCCGGGACTGCAGCAAGGCGCACCGATACCGTGGATGACGGCCGAGGAGTACCTGCGGCTGAAAGACCAGAGAGAAGGCAATGGCAACGCGTCGTGACATCGAAGTCGGCATTGGCCTCGATCAGGCCTCGCTGACGGCCGGTCTTGCGCAGGCGCAGGCAACGATCCAGCGCGCCGGCGGCGGCATGGCGACCGGATTTCGCGGTGTTGGCGCTGCGGCCGATCAGGCGTCGGCGTCGATTCGGCGCTCGGCGCAGTCATCCGGCCTTGCTGCGCGCGCCTTCGAGACGCTGCGCAGTCGGGTCGGTGCGCTGGTCTCGGTTTATGCCGCGTGGCGGGCAGCGACGGGCGCGATCCGCACTGCCGACCAGATGGCGCTGATCACCTCGCGCATGGCTGGCCTGATCGGCTCGACGGAGGGTGCCCGCAATGCGTCCGAGCAGCTATTTCGTATTGCGCAACGTCTGCAGGTGCCCTACGAGGGTCTTGGCGACGCGTTCGCCCGCATGTATCCGGCGATCCAGCAGCTCAACGGCGGCATCGAGGAGACGACGCAGCTCTCCGAGATCCTCGCGATCACGGCTAGGCTGTCCGGTGCCGGGACGGCAGAAGCCACGGCCGCGCAGATCCAGTTCGCGCAAGCACTGTCCTCGGGCGTGCTGCAGGGCGACGAGCTGCGGTCGATCCTCGAGAACAACAACACGCTGGCCCGGGCTCTGGCCGACGGCCTCGGCGTACAAGTCGGCCGGCTGCGGGAGATGGGCAAGCAGGGCCAGCTGACGGCCGATGTCGTCGCCAATGCGCTGCTTGGGCAGTACGACACGCTGAAGTCCCGGTCCGACGAGATCGCGCTGACCGTGGGCGGGGCGTGGGATACGGTAGCCAACGCCTACGGAAAGCTCGTCGATCGCATGTCGGGATCGAGCGGCGTCATGGGCATGATCGTCGCGCTGTTTCGTGGACTCGCGCAGGCAATCGACGCGGCGGCGTCGATGTTCACCCGGGCCGAGGGCGAAGCGGCGAAGCTCGAGCGGCTGCGGATTCAGGAATGGACCCGAACGGCCGCGCTCGGGTTCGGGATCGTCGCCGATGCGGTCACGCTGCTCGCGACGCCCCTGCGCGGGCTGATCAGCCTGTGGGGGACGCTGCTTGACGTCGTCGGTCGGGTGCGCGACCTCGATCTGCGCGGGGCGTTCGACGCGGCCGCTGCCGGGCTCTCGGATATCGGGGGCATCCTCAAGACCAACCTCGATATCCTGACGGGCGACGGTGTATTTGGCGCCGTGCGTCGTGCTCAGGCCGCGGCATCTGCAGGTGGCGGTGGCTCGGTCGGCCAGCTCGCGGGCGTGACGGTCACTGGCGAATCGCTTCAGTGGAAGGATGACCCGGACCGCCAGCTCGGCCGCGACATGGCCCGCCAGATCGGCGAGGAGCGCGAGCAGCTGCGCCGGGCGGCCGAGGAGCATCGGCAGATCCAGCAGATCCGCCTAGATACGACCCGAGCTCGCATCGCCGACGAAATCGACGCCGAGGAAGGGGCGGCGCAGCAGTTGCGCGACACCGGGCAGATCACCGCCAACCAGCTGCTCGAGCTGCAGGCCGGATACGAGCAGCGCAGGTTCGCGCTTTCCCGTGCCGCGCTGCAGGAGCGGCTGAGCATCCTCGCGACCGACCCCGATGCGAGCCCGGTCGAGCGGGCCCGGCTGCTGGCCGAGATCGAGAAGCTGGAGATCGAGCACGGCGCGCGCCTGCGCGAGATCCGCTCGAAGATCGGCCAGGAGGCCTCGGCCTTCGGACAGCAGTTCTGGCCCGCCCTGCAGAACGGAATCACGCAGTTCGCCAACGGCATTGCCCAGGGCACGATCCGGATCGGCAACATCTGGCGGACGATGTGGCAGGGGCTCGTGCAGATCACGTTCTCGGCACTGGCCCAGATCGGGGCGCGCTGGCTGGTCACCCAGCTGATGGCGCTCGCCGGCGCGAAGTCGACAGCCCTCTCGCAGGTCAGCTCGAACGCTGCGGTAGCCGGATCGGCAGCGGTGGCGTCGACAGCCGCGATCCCCATCGTCGGACCCATGATGGCCCCGGCGGCCGGGGCTGCCGCGTTCGCCGCGGCGCTGGGCTTCGCCAGTGCGATTCCCGCAGCCGCGCGCGGCTTCGACGTGCCGCACGGCCTCAACCCGGTCACGCAGCTGCACCAGCGCGAAATGGTGCTGCCGCAGAAGTACGCCGACGCCGTGCGGGCCATGGCCGAGGGGGGCGGCGGTGCTGGCGGAATGAATGTCACCTTCGCGGTGCAGGCGATGGACGCCCGTTCGTTTGGCGACTTCCTCGATTCGAACACGGACCAGCTGGCGCGAGGCATGAAGAAGGCCGCCATCAAGGCCGGACTCTGGGACAACCGATGAGCGACCTCGTCCTCCCGAGCCTGCCCGGGCTCGCCTTTCCCGGCGGCCGCACTGCCGTCTGGAAGGGCGAGAAGACCGAGACGCTATCGGGTCGCACCTTCCGGAACACGCGCTGGACCTATCCGCGCTGGCTGTTCCGGATGAAGTACGAGTTCCTGCGCCAGCGCCAGTCGTACCCGTCGTTCCATGAGTACGAGGACCTGGTGGGGTTCTTCAACAACCTCGCCGGCCCGCATGACACGTTCCTGTTCACCGACCCGGAAGGCTCGAGCGTCACCGCCCAGCAGACCGGGACCGGGAACGGCTCGACCAAGCTCTTCGCCCTGCAGCGACTCTACGGCGGCCACCTCGAGCCAATCGGCAAGACGAACGGCGCGATCACGGTGACGGTCAACGGCGTGTCGACGAGCGCCTACACGCTGGTGGACGGCCGGCTGGTCGAGTTCGACTCGGCCCCTGCCAATGGCGCCGTGATCGGCTGGACCGGCGCCTACTACCTGCGCTGCGAGTTCGTCGATGACGAGCTCGACGCCGAGCAGTTCATGGCCGGCCTCTACTCGTCCGGCATCGAGTTCCAGACCTGGAAGCCCTGATGTTCACGCCTTCGACAGAGCTCGCCGAGCTGATGGTCTCGACCCAGCGTCGGCCGCAGTGGGTCGACCTCTACACGATCACGCTCGCCAATGGCACGGTCCTGCGCTGGCACGACTCGGACCGCGAGATCGTCTCGTTCGACGGTACCGACTGGCTGCTCGGCCCCGGGATCAAGCGCAGCCAGCTGGAATGGGGCCTGTCGCTCAAGGTGAGCGAGTGCGACATCACGCTGCATCCGCGAACCGGCGGCACGTTCGCCGATGTACAGGTGGGCGGCACGTCGCTGCTGGCTGCTGTCACCCGGGGCGAATTCGACGGGGCGGATGTGCGGATCGAGCGCGGCTTCAAGGATGGCGCGCGCGGCGAGATCGTCGGGACGAAGGTCTACTTCCGGGGCAAGGTGGGCGACTTCGGCGGGGACGACCTGAGCCTGCTGCTGGTGGTGCGCTCGCCGCTGGACCTGCTGGACGCCCCATTCCCGGCCGGTGTCTACCAGCCGAGCTGCCCGAACCGCCTGTTCGACTCGACCTGCGGGCTGAATGCCGCGGCCTGGGTGGAGACAGGCGAGGTGCTGAGCTCGATTGCCGAGAACCGCACCAGCTTCGTTTCGGATCGCTTCAGTGTGCAGGTCAACCGGCTCGACTGGTTCCGGCTCGGCCGGGTGCAGTTCATCACCGGCGCGAACTCGGGCCGCTCGATGACGGTCAAGGATTACGCGGGCCCGACGGGCCTGTTCAGCTTCGCGCGGCCCTGGCCGGCGCCGATCGCGGTGGGCGACACGTTCCGCTGCTGGCCCGGCTGCAACAAGACCATCGCCATGTGCTCGGGTCGCTATAACAACCGCCATCGGTTCCGCGGCCAGCCGGCTATTCCGGACGCCTCAACGACGCTATGAGCCAGGAAGATCAACGCGCTGCGATCCTCGCCGAGGCCCGCAGCTGGCTCGGCACGCCCTTTCACCACCGGGCGCGGATCAAGGGCTCGGGCGTGGACTGCGCGCAACTGGTGATCGCGGTCTATGCCGCGGTGGGCCTGATCGAGGATTTCCAGCCCGAGGACTATCCGCCGGACTGGCACCTGCACCGGTCCGATGAGCGCTTCCTGCAGTACGTGGTCGATCGCGCGCGCCAGGTCGAAGCACCTGAGCCTGGCGACCTGATCCTGATGCAGTTCGGCCGCTGCTATTCGCACGGCGCGATCCTGGTCGACGCGCATACCTGCATCCATGCCTTCGTCAATCGCGGCGTCGAGCTCGGCGACCTTGCCGAGTGGCGCAAGCGCCCGAAGGCCTACTTTTCGGTGGTCCACTGATGGCTGGTCGGAAACAATCACTCGGCCAGGTCGAGCCGCGCCTGGGCGGAATCCGCATCCAGACCTCGGCCTATGGCCTCGCGATCCCGAAGGTCTACGGCCGCTGCCGGGTGCCGGGGAATCTGCTCTGGTACGGCGGCTTCCGGGCGATTCCGCAGGAGGAACGCGCCGAGACGGGCAAGGGCGGCTCGCCGCCGTCGCGCGTCTACTACGTCTACTCGGCCGACGTGATGATGGCGCTCGGCGAAGGCCCGATCACCGGCGTGCGCCGGATCTGGAAGGGCAAGCAGGAGTTCACCGGCGAGGCGACCACGACCGCCGAGCGCAGCCGGCAGCACACTGCTGCGGTGCCGGGCGGCGGCACGATCACGGTGCCCCTGGATGGCGCGCAGTGGATCGATGATGTCGCGGTCCGCATGGCCTCGCCGGCCTCGTACGCCGACGCGAATGGAACTGTGTTCATCGGCCCGATGGACCTGACCGCCGGCGTGCATTACGCGGTCGCTGACGGGGTCTACACGATCGACGTCGGCAGCTTCCCGTGGCTCGTCGGCGTCGGCTTGTACATCACGTACATCGTCGAGGAATCGGACGCGGCCCGCGATGCGCTCGAGCAGCTCGGGCTCGTGCTCTCGCCTGGCACGTACTCGCAGCCCACTTGGCCGCACCTCCTGCAGAGCTATCCCGACGAGGCACTGGCTTATCCGGGCATCGCCTATGTGCGCGCGCGCGACTACCCGCTCTCGTCGGCGGCCGAGATCGAGAACCACAACTTCGAGGTCGACGGCGCCCTGCGGGCGAGCGCAAGCAACCCGGACTGCGTGCCGGCCGACGTGATCCTCGACATCCTGACCAACGAGCGCGCCGGGGTGCAGATGCCGGCCGACGTGATCGGGTCGATGGACTCGTTCCGGGCCTACACCGAGGGCGTCGGCCTGTGGATATCGCTCGCGGCCAACGACCAGCGCCCGGCGCGCTCGGTGATCG